AGACTTCAAGGTATTAAAAAAGAAGTCACAATGGAGACTAAGACATCCACAGCTTCATTTGCTGGTGGTACGTCTATTGATATTGGTAATCTTCCAGATATATTTAAGCAACTAACTAAGTCTGTTGAGGATCTGACAAAGAACCTAGATAAGTTAGATATGAGTGATACTGCAAGTGGTACTGCAGATATTGACGATGATGATATTGACCGTAAGCGTAAACGTAGAAGAGGGGGCAGGCGCGACCGTTCGCGTGGTAGGCTTTCTAGAATATCCCGGTTTCGTGTTTCAGGTACTGCTCTAGGGTTTGGTGCAGCGGCTGTGGCTACGACAGGCGCTATCTTATATGGCATCGATAGCTTTATGAAATCGACCAACGTCGATGCAAGAAAAAAGCAAAACGAAGGCATCAGCAAGTTTGGTATATCGGGTAATAATACGGATGGGTACGTAATCAACGGCAAGAATGTCGGTGGTTATAAAAACCTACCTGAATACTATAAGAATGTAGTAGACGGTTACGGTGCTAACAATAGAGGCGGCTCGGCTGAGCGAGCAAGACAATATGTCCAGTCTCATAGTCCGGATAAATCATCTAAACAAGCTCAACGTAATCGAGGTGGTGAAAATCAACTTACGCGCGCTGCAGCTGATGTGACGAAGCAGCAAGCAAAACTTGAAAAAGGCACACCACTAGGCTCTACATCCTTTTCTTCACGCTTTGCTGATTATTTAAATCAATCTGTTAATAATATGTCAACATGGGCTCTTGCTGCATCGCCTATGTTAGCTGCCTTTGCAGCTGCTGGTTCATTAGGGGGTGCATTAAATGGTGCATTAGGTGATTACTTCGGCGGTGAAGGCGCTGGATCAACTGCAAATGCTGAAACAGCAATGCAGTACTTTATGTCCCAAGGCTGGACTCGTGCTCAAGCCGCAGGTATTGTTGGTAATCTACAGGGTGAGTCAGGCGCTAATCTTAACCCTAATGCATATAGAGCTAACGATGCAGGTGCTGGACGTCACTCATACGGTATTGCTCAGTGGAATAGAGAGCGATGGGCTGGGTTACAAGCACATGCACAAAGAGCAGGTAAGCCATGGAATGACTTTCAGACTCAGCTTCAATATGTACAGCATGAGTTAATGAATTCTGAAAAAGCTGTTGGCAGTGATTTAAGTGGTGCTCAGGATGCCGGTGCCGCCGCAGCTATTATGTCGCGTTATGAGCGTTATGCAGGGTATAGGCTTGGCATAGCATCACCTGAAACAAGAAAAAGAATAGCAAACGCAAATGCGCTATTAAATAGAGGTACTACAGCTGCTGGTTCAATAGATCGTTCAGGTGGCGGTGTCGGTACTATATCAAGCCTATTTGGTATGCGCGCCCGCGGTGATCATAAAGGTATCGATATTGCTGCACCTGCGGGCACACCTGTTGCTGCAGCTGCAACCGGGCGTATTATCAGAGCTGAGTATAGTAACTCATATGGTAATGTAGTATATATTGATCACGGTAACGGACAGAATACAAGATACGGGCATTTAAAGGCATTTGCTGCTGGCGTCAGAAACGGCGCGCAGGTCAAAGCCGGTGATATTATTGGTAGTGTTGGTAATACTGGTCAGTCCAGAGGTAACCATTTACATTATGAGCTTTTAATAAATGGTCAACAAGTTGACCCTCTTCAAAGTTATCAGTCACGTCGGTGGATTGTTGGGGGCAAAATAAAATCTATACCTGCGCCAGCTCCTAAACCACCTGCTCCGAGCCCTACATTAGGTCAGCGGCTTGATAATGCTGTTGACTATGTGACGTCAATCTTTACTGGTGGTAATGCTGCGCCTCCTGCAAAGACACCAAACACCGGTAGCGCTGCATTTAATGATGCACAACGCAGAAAATAAAAGAGGGGACCGAAGCCCCCTCTAATACACTTAATACTGAAAAGATTAATTAATCGTCTTCAGCTAGCTTCTTGAAGAACTCGAAGTCCTCATCATCGTCATCGACGCTAGCAGCTGCAGGCGCAGGGCGAGCTTCAGCAGCACGAGCCTGTGGAGCAGGTTCAAACGATGGAATGTCTTCCTCATCAACAATATATGCCTGACGAGCATTCGAAGGTGCATTACCTGTGGTAAGACCCAGAGCACGGTCCAGACGACGCTTCAGTTCGTCGTATGTACGGAAGTTCTTAGTATCCAGAAGTTCCTTGAGCGAGTACTCAGTCTTCCAGATTGCTTCAAGCTTGTCATCGTCATCAAGCAATGGACCAGACGAATCAAACTCAGACTTATCATAGTTCGGGTAGCCCTCGAACTTACGAATCTTGAGCTTGAAGTTAGCACCAGTCCACAGGTTGAACGGATCAACAGGCTTCTCATCTTCGAACTGCGGGTTCATCAGATCAGTGATCTTGTCAAAGATCTTCTTACCATAGCGGAAGAGGAATACCTTGCCTTCGTTAGCCGGGTTAGCCGGATCCTTAACGACGTAGATATTGGAGTAGTAGTTAAGCTGACGCTTCTGCTTACGGACAGTTTCCTTATCCGACTCAACACCAGAGTTCCAAAGACGAGTATTCAACTCGGCGATCGGATCCTGCTGACCAATAGTAGTCAACGAATTCTCGATATACCAGCCACCTGGGCCCTTAAAGCCATGGGTGAACAGACGAACGAATGGAACATCTTCACCACCTGGGGCAGGAAGAAAGCGAATGATCGCATAACCGTTACCAGCCTTATCGGTGGCACAGGTCCATAGACGCTCATCGCGTGAATTAGTCTGGTTGGAATTGAGTTTGGTTAGCTCTTGATTGAGCTTCTCGAATGAGTTCGAGGCAGAGCGCTTTAGCTCGGAGAACGATTGTGTCATATATTTACCTTTCGTATGTTTTATATTCGACGTATATGGTCAATGTGACCGGATCTATTTAGCTCATTAACGGGCGTAAAATAGACTTTATTTTCGCTTTATCATAATGTATAAATGGCCTGTACTTTAAACACCGCTCTCTAATAGAGGGCCACAGCACGGTATCATCTATCCTCGTATCCCAGAGCTGAAAGAAATTCAGATGGTTGTTAAGGATAGTAAAGGTTTCGATGGATATATTACCGCGACGGAACATAACCAAGGCTTCGGGGTGCTGACCGTCTTTGACTTTGAATTTGGATATAAATCCTTCTTCAAGCTTTCCCAGGTCAGATTGGAAGTTGTAGGTAATGGATTGCTGCCTAGCAAGGTATTGAGTATACTCTCGTTCACACTCTTCTGTAAAGAGGTCACCTGCCCAGCCGTTAAAGTTACCGGCGGTGTATTGAGCGACGAGATATCCCAATGGGTCTTTATGCTTCGCCAGCTTAGCGAAATGGTATTTGTCTCTACGTCTGTTGAAGGCGTCAAGCTGGGCATTCACTTTTCCATTATATTTAAAGAAATCGTAATTAGGTTGCGTGAAATGCATCTTCACAGCAAGGAATAGTTTATATGCTTCAAATGGCGTCATACTGGTAGTTTAGCTGTTTTCGGTAAGAAATGCAACAGCTCACCCTCCTGCTGAATCTGAGATTTAATCCTGAAGTTCCCTTTGATCATGGCCGCGGCCGTCTCAATCTCTACATCATTTCTCTCACAGTAGAATACTATAGCATCCATATATGTGAGATTATGACCTTTCACTAACTTATCAATCTCTTTGTAGAAAGAGTCCGAGGACATCATCTTAGAGAACTTCAGGTTTTCACTCATACATTACCTTACCTATAGAAAATATGATCACCAATTGTAATCAATCGACGGAGGTTCCATCCTGGATTGACATAATTGGCATGATAAAACTTTGCACCTTTGGTGACATCACCTATATTACCAAGGTAAACTTGCTCTGCTACTTTACGCGCATCTGCATACTGTGCCATACTACGGATACGCTTTTTACCTTCGCATACCCATGAGAACTGACACACTCGCGCCGTTCTCTGATGTACAACAGCGCATGGAGTCTTAGGAAATCTCTTATCCTCTACGCGGTTCATAACAACATTGGTAACAGCTATTTTACCTTTGGTTGATTGATTGCCAGCTTCGAAATATGCATTCTCTGCTAAACATTGTATCTGTCTCTTATCGTGTGCACTTAAGTAGACAGGTTCCTTTACAACGACTGGCTTTTCGAC